TTGGTCTCCGATTCGGAGACCAAACGCATGGGCGAGCGTGGAGCGGGCCAGGCGCTGCCTTGGCACGAGGTGTCTCGGCACGAGGTGTCTCGGCACGAAGTGAAGTTCACCTCACTCGACTTTAAGACGGTCGCCGTCGACGGCAACTTCGAAGGGTATGCGAGCGTTTTCAACCGCGAGGACATGAGCCACGACATCGTGCTGCCCGGCGCGTTCGCCGAAAGCCTGGCAGGGCGCGGTGTGTCGGGCATCAAGATGCTGTTTCAGCACGATGCCAATCAGCCTATCGGGGTTTGGACGTCGCTGCGCGAAGATGCGCGCGGTCTTTATGTGCAAGGCCGGCTGTTGCCGGAGGTCGCCAAGGCGCGCGAGGTGCGCGCGCTGATGCGCGCGGGCGCGCTCGATGGGTTGTCGATTGGCTTTCGCACGGTGAAAGGGCGGCGCGATCGCTCAGGCGGTGTGCGCCGGCTGCACAAAGTCGATCTGTGGGAGATTTCAATCGTGACGTTTCCGCTGTTGCCCGAGGCGCGTATCGCCACGGTCAAAGCGCGGCCCTTTGCGCGCGCTCAACCGACGCAACGGGAATTTGAACGCTGGCTCACGCGGGATGCTGGGCTGACGCGACGTGAGGCGCGCGCGGTGATGTGCGCGGGCTTCGATGGCCTCAAAGCTCTGCGGGATGCGGGCCTAGGCATGAGTGAGGAAGCGCGTTTGACGTCGCGTATCAGGGACGCGGCGCGCTTCTTGAGATGCAGTATTTAACTAGAGGAAGACACCTCATGTCCGAACTGGAAACGAAGGCTGGCGCGTCAAACGTCGGCTCGGCATTTGAAGACTTCATGCGCGCGTTCGAAGCCTTCAAGGAGACCAACGATGAGCGCCTTTATGCGCTGGAGCGGCGGTCCGCCGTCGACCCGCTGTTAGAGGAAAAGCTTACGCGTATCGATCACACGCTCGATGAAACCCGGCGCATGGCCGACGACCTCGCCTTGAAGGTGGCGCGCCCGCCCATTGGCGGAGGATCGTTAAGCACAGGCGCTTCGCGCGAGCACGCGGCCGCGTTCGAGTCATACGTGCGCAAGGGTGAGCCGGGGCGTTTGCGCGATCTGGAACGCAAGGCGTTATCGGTGGGGTCTGATCCTGATGGCGGGTATCTGGTGCCCGACGAGACGGAGACGGCCGTTAATCGCGCGCTGAAGGATATTTCGCCGATTCGCGCCATCTCAGGCATTCGCCAGGTGTCGGGCTCGGTCTATAAGCGCCCGTTCGCAATTAGCGGCGCGGACACAGGCTGGGTGGCCGAGACGGCCGCACGTCCGCAGACCAACGCGCCGACACTGGCAGAGCTCTCATTCCCCACGATGGAGCTTTACGCCATGCCGGCGGCGACCTCGAGCCTGCTCGATGATAGTGCGGTCAACATCGACGAGTGGCTGGCCGAAGAGGTGCGCATCGCGTTTGCCGAGCAGGAAGGCACCGCTTTCGTCTCAGGCGATGGGACGAACAAGCCCAAGGGCTTCCTCGACTATACGACGGTGGCGAACGACTCGTGGACCTGGGGCAACATCGGCTTCATCGCCACGGGGCAGGCGGGTGCGTTTCCTAGCTCCGATCCCGGCGATGTGCTGATCGATCTCATCTATGCGGTGAAGTCGGGTTACCGGGCGAACGCGCACTTCGTCATGAATAGGGCGACGCAAAGCGTCATCCGCAAGATGAAGGATGGGGATGGGACCTATCTGTGGCAGCCCTCGGCCAATCCGGGCGAGTCACCGACGCTGTTGGGTTTCCCCGTCGCAGAGTCAGAGGACATGCCCGACGTGGCCAACGGAAGCTTCAGCTTGGCGTACGGCGACTTCCGGCGCGGTTATCTGATCGTCGACCGGGTAGGCATTCGCGTGCTGCGCGATCCCTATTCCGCCAAGCCCTACGTGCTGTTCTACACGACCAAGCGCGTGGGCGGCGGCGTGCAGGACTTCGAGGCGATCAAGCTTTTGAAGTTCGACGTCTAGTCTCGTTCACGCGCGCTGCTCCCCGGTTGCTGACGCAGCCGACAGGGGGCGAGTGCGATCAACAAAACTCTGACAACCAAATTGCCCCGCAGGTTTCCTCCCTCCTGCGGGGTTTTTGGCGGGACCGCCGTCTCCCCTCGCGGCGGTCCCGCGTGCTTTTTTGCCAACAGCAAAGGTGTTGAGATCCATGTCCCTCGTGTTGACGAGCGGTCCCGCTTCGGAGCCAGTGACGGTTGCCGAGGCGAAGGCCCACTTGCGCGTTGATGGAACGAATGAGGACACGCTGATTGCGAGTCTCATTCTCACCTCGCGGCTGCATATCGAGACGGGTCTGGGGCTGGCGCTCATCACGCAGAGTTGGCGGCTGCTACTCGATGTCTGGCCGGGAACCAAGATTTTAGAATTGCCGTTGCGGCCGTTGCAGTCGGTTGAGGAGGTTCGGGTACTTGCGGCGGATGGCTCGCAAGAGACGATCGAGGCGAGCGCTTATCTGGTCGACATTGCCGGTACGCCGTCGCGACTGGTGCGCAATGGGGCAATCTGGCCGCAGCCGGGTCAGGCTGCCAACGGGATCGAGATTGACTTCACGGCTGGGTATGGGGCGGACGCCTCCGACGTGCCCGCGCCCATTCGCCAAGCGCTGCTGCTGTTGGTGGCGCACTGGTATGAGCACCGCGACCCCATTGAGATCGGTTCGCCCACGACTGTCATTCCAGCCGTGGTGTCCGACCTTCTCGAACCCTACCGGACGAAGCGGCTATGACGGTCAACATTTCACTAAGCGAGTTACGTACGCGGCTCGTCCTGGAAGAGGCCAACCGTACGGGCGACGGGGGCGGGGGCTCGGATGTGATTTGGAACACGGTGGACGAGGTGTGGGCGGCAGTGCGTCCAGGCGGCGGCGGCGAGGGCTTCGAATCCGATCGCGTGGCCGGGCGTCTCAGCCACACAATCTTCATTCGCTACCGCGGCGACGTGAAGCCGGAGATGCGTTTTCGCGAAGGAACGCGCGTCTATGACATTCGCGCCGTGTTTGATCCTGACAGGCGCCGGCATTGGTTGCGCTGTCTGGCGCAGGAGCGCGATCTATGAGGTTGCGGGCTCGGGTGGACGGCTTCAGCGAAGGCTGGATTGAAAGATATATCGAAGATCTACGCGCACGCTTAAAGCGCGGCGAGTTCGGGCCCGGAGCTCAGGTGGGTTTCGGCCGGCGGCGTTTTGTCGATGCGCAAGGATCGGACGTGCGCAGGGACGGTACGCCGGAAATCCTGTCATAGAATCAGGATTCCAATGGGTCGTGAGCGTGATCGAAACACTCTCAGAGCAACCAGGAGCAGGTGAGTGATGGCGAGCGCGAGTTGGGCCTTGCAGCAGTCGATCTTCGCAGCCCTGACCGGAGACGCGGCGCTGGCGAATTTGCTCGGAGGCCCGCGCGTCTACGACGACGTGCCGGTACGCGCCGAGTTTCCCTTTATGACGTTCGCGCAAAGCAACGAGCGCGATTGGAGCACCGGGACGGAAGCGGGTGAGGAGCACGTCCTGACACTGCACATATGGTCACGCGCGCACGGCCGGAAGGAAACGCAGGAGATCATCGGCGCGGTGCGCGAGGTGTTGCACGACCAGTCACTGTCGCTTTCAGGCTACCGGCTGGTGAACCTGCGCCACGAGTTCTCAGACGCGCGGCGAGGAGCCGACGGCGAGACTTACCACGGCATCATACGCTACCGGGCGGTCACTGAACCGCTCGCATAAATCAGGATCGCATTTCGCGCGTCTTAGAGTCTGATCGTTTCACTTGGAAGCGCTAATTGGGTCAAAGTGAAACGTGAATCAGTCTCTACCCTTTTAATTTAGAGCAAGATTCACGTTCTTGCCGGGAACCTTCTGGGCTTGGTGAACGATTCCAACAAGACCGATCTTGCTCTAGGTCGCGGCTGCTTCGTGCACCTGTGTGCGGCCTGGACCCAACGAGTGATGGAGTAAAGCAAAGTCATGGCAGCACAAAAGGGCAAGGACCTGCTTTTGAAGGTCGATAGCGATGGGACCGGGTCGTATGCGACGGTTGCGGGTCTTCGCTCGCGCACGATCGCTTTCAATGCTGAGGCGGTTGACATCACGCATACGGAATCGGCTGGGCAATGGCGCGAATTGTTGGAAGGCGCAGGCGTGAAGACGGCGCGGCTTTCGGGCTCAGGTATTTTCAAGGATGCCGCATCAGATGAGATCGTACGTAGCTACGTCTTCAATGGGACAATCCGTAACTGGCAGGTGGTGATCCCAGATTTCGGCACGGTGGAAGGACCGTTCCACATCGGTTCGTTTGAGTTGACGGGCCGCCATGATGGTGAGGTGGCCTTCGATATCGCGTTGGAGTCGGCGGGCGAGCTGACTTTCACTGCGATCTAACGAGCGGGAGCTGCAACATGACCAATCGGCATCGCGGAGAGATCGAGGCGCGGCTCGACGGCAAGCCATACCGGCTGTGTCTGACCCTGGGCGCGCTAGCTGAACTGGAAG